ATGGGGTATTTCCTGCGAATATTATTATGTCTGTATGGACTATTTATTATAACTACTGGCCATGTCAGCGCTACCCAAGAAATTATTTTAGGCGTTGATCAGGAAAATATTTATGGGCCATTACTTAAAAATAAGCGTATTGGCTTAATGGTCAACCAAAGCTCGATTAACAAGGAAGGACGTCATACCATCGACAAATTGTTATCCGAGCAGAATAAATTCCATTTTACAGTGACAAAATTATTCTCTGTTGAGCACGGTATCCGTGGGAATGCAGATGCCGGATTAGGGGATGATAATCACATCGATAAACAGAGCGGTCTTCCTATTATTTCTTTATATGGAAGAGATAAAGATGGGCGAATGAGGGTACATCCCACTGAAGCGCAGTTATCTGATCTTGATATCGTTATTTATGATTTACAGGACGTTGGTGTTCGTTATTTTACCTATACTATTTCCATGCATCATATGTTAGAAAGTCTGCAAAAGTATCATAAACAATTTATGGTATTTGATCGGCCGAACCCACTTGGAAATCATGTTTATGGGCCAATTCTTGAGGAGGAGAACATTTCTGGTATTGGTATGCATCCTGTCCCAATGGTGCACGGGCTGACGTCTGGGGAGTTTGCTCGTATGATAATAAATGAAGGTTGGTTAACACATTTCAATGATTCAAATTGGCAGGCATTTGGTATCAAAGCTTACCAGTTTCCCCCAGAAGATTTGACTGTTATCGCCATGGGCAATTACACACATAATTCGCCTTATTCATTGCCAGTAAGACCTTCGCCAAATTTACGCAGTGATTTGGCTATTCAGCTTTACCCTTCTTTGGGATTATTTGAAGCAACCAGTGTTAATATGGGCCGAGGTTCAGACTATCCCTTTGAGCAGTTGGGTTTCCCATCCAGGAAGTTTTATATTAACACCTGCTATCACGTAGATATTAATCAGCAGAAAACAGGTTGGCCGCAAGCGGGCAAGGAAGTGTGTGGCGAAAAATTTACTGCCGTCAATATCAATATAGCCGATATTAAGCCGACGATACGTTATTTTGTTGAATGGTGGTTTAAATTTAAAGATGCGGGTTATTCTATGGTTCTTTCCCCACAGAGGGAGGCCAATTATCTGGAACATCAGGAAGAGTATTTTCTAATACGGCCTACGTGGTTGGCTAAATTAACAGGTACGCGCAATCTAGTTAAATTAATGGAAGAAGCAGATAAGAAGAAATTAACTGTCGATGAGACCGTGAATTATCTGGAGTCTAACTGGCAGCCCGATCTTGATAATTATCTGAAGTTACGCGAGAAATATAAAATTTATCCTTAAATCTTATTTTCTTCTTTGACGTTTGGGGTGTTGGTGAGAACTACCCCCCTTTTTTGCGATTACTGTCTTGGGTAGCGTAATCACGCATTTAAACCAAATAAAAAGGGGTCAGATGATTGCTCATCTAACCCCTTACAAATTTGGTGGCCCCTACTGGACTTGAACCAGTGACCAAGCGATTATGAGTATCTAACTATATCTATATAAAACAAACAATTATGATAAAAGTCAGTGACATAGATTGCCAATGATTGCCAAGAAATGCCAGATTATACAATCTCTATCGCCACTTTATCGCCACTCACTGCCAGTGGGTTAAGTTTAACTGCTTCTTCTAAATGGTCTGGTACAAAGTGCGCGTAACGCATAGTCATTTTAATATCAGTATGTCCAAGTACACGCTGTAATACCAGTATATTACCGCCATTCATCATAAAATGTGATGCAAAGGTATGGCGTAATACGTGGGTCAATTGGCCCGCTGGTAGTTCTATTTCTGTGCGATTGAGTGCAGAGCGAAATGCGCCATAACATGAAGTAAAAAGACGTCCTTTTTTCTTCTCAGGTAAGGAATCATATATTTCCGGGCTAATGGGAATGGTTCTATTCTTTCTGCCTTTGGTCTTGGTATAGGTGATTTTATACTTATTAACTTGGCTGCTTCTTAGCTCTTCTGCCTCAGACCAGCGAGCGCCAGTAGAAAGACAGATTTTTACAATATTCACCAAGTCAGCATTGTTCTCTCGACCACACTCAAGCAACAAGTGGGCTATCTGCTCTTTAGTGAGGAAAGCCATCTCACTCTCTTCAGTGCGGAAAGGGCGTATATTTTTAAGCGGATTTTCACCGGCCCATTCACCCAGACGATTTAGCTCGTTAAAAACTGCTCGGAAATATGCTAACTCAAGATTTATAGTGCGCGGCGCAACTTTAGTTACTCTGCTAGAACGGGCAAAGTCGCCTTTTAGGCGCTTCTCTCTGTACCGTGAAAACATCTGAGCGTCAAAATCTTTTGCTAGCGGTTGGCCCATGCACTCGTAAGCATGATGCATTGCTTGCTGCCGCCTTTCACCGTCCTTTAGTGTTATACCATGCGCTGTAAACCATGCATCAACCAAAGTTTTTAGAGTCCGTTCATCTTCTTTTTCATCGTGCCAAGGCTTCTGAACGGTGTGTTGCTCAAAGGAAATAGCTTCGCCTTTTGTCGCGAACTTTCTACGAATGCGCTTACCTTTGGCTCCATTAAGGTAAATTTCACAGAGCCACCATCCGTCAGCCTGTTTTCTGATTGCCATCAGTTAACCTCGGTGTAAATCCCAACAACGCGGCCAAGTGTTTTAATCTCATCAATGCCACATTCAAATGGCACTCTACCACCCGTAACGTGGAGCCTCCTGGCAGGAAGTAAAGCCAGCTCACGGATACTGATAGAACCCTCAATATCTACCAGCCACAACCCATCTGAAATAGATGCGGATAGCTCAATAACATGCGTCTTACCATCGGATTTAACGCACTGCGGGTGAGTTAGCACTTTGCCAAATAGTTTTGGGTCGATGCTCAAAATTCCATCTTCTATTAACTTACTTTCACTTAAAGTGAATAATTTTAGCTCTAATACTTCATATTTAGGGGTTTCACCGCTGAATCTTGGTCCGTCCCCAGTCAGTAACCAGCGGATGTTTGCGCCGGTGTCCATGGAACATTTTACGGCGAAATCATATGAGACCGTTCCGCGTGTGTACCTGTTCTGTAGTGAACTTGCGGCGATGTCAAAATGTCGTGCTAGCTGAATTTTTTGATGAAAACCGTAAACCTCGCAAATCCTATCAAGCAGTGCTTCGTTATTAATTTCAGCATCTAAAATCATAAAATGTTCATCCGAATATTTACAAATGCTATACCTAGCATTATGATTAGCTCAAATCGAATGTCATTGATGGCAAAAGTTGGCAAACCGTGGCAATCAATGGCAAATATTTTCTAACCGGGAATAATGCATTATGACAGCACTCATTACAATCAAGATCCCACGTGAAACCGTCTTTCCAGAAGAGTTTGCAGCCCTTGAGGGGGTTTCTGTCCGCACCGTTTATCGCCGCACAACTGGCAACGACGCCTGTATTCCTATTGAACCTCGCACTATCAAGAAAGGAAACAAGCGGGCTAGCGGCCCTATCAAGATTCTTTATGCTCGTTACAAAGAACTAGAAGCAAGAAAAGCGCTTGGTCATTCCCGTTTTCAAATCGTCATTGGTGCGTAATTCACATTAAGTGAATTTTAAGGTGAAAACATGTTTGATTTTTCTGTTTCTAAACATCCGCACTTTGACAATGTATGCCGCCAGTTTCCAACACGCCACAATCTGACGCAGTTGGCGAAACAGTTGGATATGAATGCGCAAACGTTGCGGAACAAGCTCAACCCGGAGCAACCGCACCAGCTTACCGTTACTGAATTGCTCGCGATCACCGACGCAACAGAAGACGCCAGCCTTATCGATGCCATGTTGGCGCAAATAAACTGTATGCCGTCAGTGCCAGTAAATGAGGCAAGCACTGATAACATTTCTACCTACGCACTTAAAGCAACAGCCGCCGTGGGTTCTATTGCAGCCGCTGCGGTACAAGGCAACCATAAAACAGCATTCAGCAAATCTGCACTGCTGGATAGTGTCAATACTGCGATTCGCCATCTGTCACTGATTGGCCTGACAGTGCAGGCGCGCATTCAGTCAACCCCCGCGCTGGCTTCAACCGTTGATGTTATTAGCGGCTTGAGTGCTGTCGCCGGTTTGAGTTGAGGTGTCTTTATGATTATTTCTATTGCTCCACTGTTAAAGCAGCAAAGCCCGGTAAACCTGCGCCATTTCGGCCACGGTCTGCTGGAGTTAAAAAACGGCCAGCGCTGGAAACCGGGAAGTAATCAAAAGGCGCTTTTACAAGAATTGTCCTCTGCAAAGAAGACGCCAATATTACGCCGTCTATTCGGGTGTTGATTGGGGGATATATGCTGCAATTAACGGAAGCTGAAAAATTAAGAATGACGGGTATTGCCCGCATTACTGAATTTAAAGAAAAGTATTTACGCAATAGAAAAAATGTTGCTCAAGAGGCTTTTGATAAATCGCCTGCACATTTTCGTAAAACAATCTGTTTTCATGCTGGCTTAAAAAGTCGTCATGTGACTATGCAGTTTTCAGAATTAAGTCCGGCAGAAAGAGAAAGTGTAGTTGAAACGTTGAATTACTTAATTGAGTTTACTCGTTCATTACCACCATTTATTAGTAATGATGACTGCACTCTGAATATTATTAACTAACCAAAGTCGAAATATATGGCGTTTTACTCGCCGGGTTTCGTATTGCCTAAAAAAAAGGAATTACTTATGCAGAATACACAACAAAAGATATGGATGGGCGTAGACCCGGCCAAGCCGGGCAGTGAGCGCACAGTCACAATGATGTCAGTCGAATCAATGGAGCTAATGCTTAATGAAGCGCGCATGGATGAAAGAAAGAATCAGGCCGCGCTGGTTTCATCTCGTCTAGATGAAATTGCTAATCAAATTCTAAACCGAGAGTTGAACGGCGTAGAAGCGGCGGAAATGCTTAACCAAGTAGCCGAGGGAATTCTCAACCAAGCGCAGGCACAACACTAATGACTAACGAGATTATCATTGATAACCGTTACGCAATTACTTTATGTGAACCAACCAAAATTTTAAATCGTATTCCAAACCTCGTTCTTAACGAGATTAAATTTACTAAAGAAAATGAAAGGGTGTTGGCTGTAATTGCTCACTATCCGACAAGAGTTAGTTTGGTAAGTGATTTAATCCATCATCGTATTTATCGTTCTGGCATTAATTCTATTTCGGCATTGGTTGAGGAAACTAAACGCCTTGCTGAATTATGTGAGAAAGGATTTAAAGACTTTCACTCTCCTAACTTACTACCTAAATAAAGGTTTTATTATGCATATTAAAATCGGTGAAAAACACGTTGTTACTTCTGACAGTCTGCAATTTATTCTCAATGAAGTAAAAGTCAGCCAGAAAGGTAAAAGTGAGGGGCAAGAGCGTTTAGAGCCAATTGCTTATTATCCAACTATTGCACAACTGGTTGAGGGATTAATAAAACGCAATATAGGTGAGGCGCAGATTAATAGCTTTACCTCGTTGGCTGCTGAAATTAACCGCATAGGGAAACTATGTCAGGCGGCGTTTTCAGTCATTAGTAACAGCAAGGTTAAACCATGAAATTATTTGTTTGGGTTTTCTTTCACATCATGTTGCCAACTATGTGCGGGGCTGGCTTGGTGATTTTGTGTCTCGCCTTAAAAGTTAGTGGGTTGTAATTATGACTACCGTTCATAGTGCAGGTGATGAGTGAGTACCACAATTCGCGGTCGTGTTGCTCCAGCCTCGCCGTTGCCTTATCCGGGCAGCGGCGCTGCTGTTCCTGCTTATGCCTATCCCGGTAGCAAACCGCGCCAAACCTTGCCCGGCATTCAAAGACCGCTTACCCGTGAACAATTGATTCAGGGGCAAGCTGTTTTAGCCAATATCAATAATCTGCCTCACTTCCTGCGTAGCCAGTTTATTTCTCGCTACCAATACCTGTTAGCCAATAAAGGGCTAAATGACGCTAATAAATGGCTGATATTTGTCTTTGACCAGCGTATCTGGCCGCGTATTCAGGTGGTTAATAGCAAGAATGTTATGCGCCTCAGTGCATCAATGAGCTTTTCCACTGATGCCCTAACCTATGCCAGCTTAGCGGGTATGCATGATAAAGAGCTGCGCCGTTTTTCCCGTAAAATCGGTGATGAGCTAATGGTGGCGTACAACCATCATTGTGATGAATGCATTAAAGCTAATCAGGGTGACAGGGCTGTTTTATTGCAGACTGATACACAGGTAAGGATATACGGCGATCTTGCCAGAATGGCGCGCGTTTTTAATATCACCCCGATGCACTGGCGCAAATACCTGAAAGGCCGGTTAGATATCACGTCTGCTATCGCCAGTCTGTCACGGCTGGTTAACCCTGAGTGGTGGGAGCGCAAACTCAAAGCGCAGCGAACCCGCTGGCGGGAAGCGTTACTGATTGCTGTCGGTAATGTTAGCCGGGACATATCGGCGTCTTCATATGCCAGTAAGCAGGCTATCCGCGAAGTGTTCGCCCGTCGCCAGTCTAATCTGGAATACCTCAAAAGTTGCCAGTTAGAAAATATTGAAACCGGTGAGCGCATTGACCTGATTGATAAGGTGATGGCGAGTATTTCTAATCCAGAAATTCGCCGTATGGAGCTAATGAGCACCATCGCCGGTATTGAAAAGTATGCAGCTTCACAGAAGCACGTCGGTATGTTCCTGACCGTCACTACCCCGTCAAAATATCACCCGACCCGCGTTATCGGTAAAGGGGATAACGAGAAAGTCCAGCTTAACCATAAGTGGGACGATGAAGCCTACTCACCTAAAGACGGCCAGCGCTATCTCTGCAACATTTGGAGCAAAATGCGCACCGCCTTTAAAGACAATAAGTTGAGCGTCTACGGAATGCGGGTGGTTGAGCCACACCATGACGGCACCCCGCACTGGCACATGATGCTGTTTTGTGAGCGCAGGCAGCGCCAACAGATTATCGACATCATGCGCCGCTATGCATTGAAAGAAGACAGTGACGAGCGCGGGGCCGCTAAATACCGCTTTGAGTGCAAGCACCTGAACAAAGGCGGGGCCGCTGGCTACATTGCTAAATACATTGCCAAGAATATCGATGGCTATGCGCTTGAGGGTGAACGTGATCATGAAACCGGTGAGCTGCTGACTGAATCCGCTGCGGCGGTGACGGCGTGGGCGGCAACGTGGCGCATCCCTCAGTTTCGCCCGATTGGCATTCCTTCTATGGGTGCTTATCGCGAATGTCGTCGTATCCGTTTTATCAGTCTGGCAGAGTCGTTCGACGAAACAGTGGAGGCCGTGCGCCATGCGGCTGATGAGGGGGATTTTGCTGCCTACATCGCCGCACAGGGTGGAACCAATAGCGGTAATCAGACTGTACGTGTAGCCAAGCGTATCGCCGATGAACTCAACGCCTACGATGAGGAAGTGCAGAAAGTCGTGGGTATCTATGCGCCTCACTTGGGCGCTGACCATGTTCATGAAACCCGTACAACCCAATGGCGCATCGTTTCGGGTGCTGTTGACGTTGAGCCTTTGACGTTGAAAAGCGCCTCTGGCGCGCCTCGGAGTCCTGTCAATAACTGTGGGTTAGGTGGAAACACGCAAGCGCCAAATGACCCCAGCGGGCAGGCTAAAACGCCTGTGGTGGCGATGGAATACCCACCGAACGCCGTTATTGACTGGTCGGACATTGCCGCCGTGAGGGCGATTGTGGCCCGTGTTAAAGAGAAACAGCCAACGATTAGCAAGGTACAACGTATTTTTAACCCAACCAAAGGCCGACTTATTGCGCCGTCAGCCCGTTTGACCCGTGAAGAACGCCAGCGTATCCCCCAAATCCGCAATGATTTACTGCTGAAAGATATCAGCGCTCAACGCTGGGAGCTGGAATCGTTAGCCCGTGGGGCCAAAATGTCGTTTGGTGGCGATGTTATTCAGTATCCGGCCCTGGCCGACTGGCCGGAATTCGATGATTAATCTACCTGAGAGAAAGCTCATGACTAAAACCGCTGCAACTACCCGTAAGCAGGCACAGCGCCAGCGTGATAAATCTGCTGGTATCAATGAAATTCGCGCCAGACTGGAGCCGGAAGAGTTCGCCATGTTGGCAGAGGGCATGGCCGCCCGGCGTTTGTTCCGATCTGCCTATGATTTACCGGAATATATCGCGCTACTTATTCGCCAAGACAACCAGCGACTAAAAGAGCAACTGGATGAACTGGGTAAACAGCGTTGTGGTCGATGTGGCGACACATTACCGGGTGATCCAAATGGGTGTTGTTTACGGGGTGAGGCCGCTTGTTGGCAGACCCAAGGTGTTAATAGCCTATTACTTAGGGCAATTAAACCATTGTGACGCGTCACACTGTTAATTAAATATGTAGTGTGACGTGCTGTGTTCACTGCTTTGATGCATAAAAGGCTTGTTGTTCAATAGGCTGCTTTTTAAGCCAAGATTTTTTACTCAAGTAAAACCATAGATTTATATAGAAGTTTTCATGTTAAATGCATACTATACTGTATATAAACACAGTGCATGTAAGTGCTGGGAGGTTATTAGGTGATGGATTTAGATGGGCTAGTTCTACTTGAACGGATAGACCTCATCGCTAGAATGTCAACTAGCGATGAGATGAAAAACCGAGATCGTGAGGTTGCGTTGGCTTGGATATCTGAATTAGCAGAAGAAGCTAAAGAGGTGTTTTTGGAAGATAAAAAGAGGATAGTGATTAGTACATTTCGTTGATTTTTAATTTTTTTTTAAAAACAGATGGTTAATGAGAAACCTTTAAAATCTTTAAAGCCTTATACAGATTCTATATTTACAGTATAATGCCGAAAGTTTTGCTTGGAGGTAAAATGCCTACTGTAGTTTCCCTTTTTTCTGGATGTGGTGGCTCCGATGCTGGTGTTATCAATGCTGGCTTTGATGTGCTCATGGCTAATGATATCTTGCCCTACGCGAGAGATGTTTACTTAGCTAATCATCCTGAAACTGATTATGTTTTAGGCAGTATCGCCAACGTAACATCATTTCCTAAGTCGGATCTTTTAGTTGGTTGTTATCCCTGCCAAGGTTTTAGTCAAGGTGGTGTGCGTAAAGCCGATCGTAAAATAAACACTCTGTATCTTGAGTTTGCGAGAGCATTAAATGATATAAAGCCTAGGGCTTTTATCGTTGAGAATGTTTCTGGTATGGTAAGAAAGAATTTTCAACATTTACTAGAAGACCAAATCAAAGTATTTACTGATGCTGGTTATCGTGTATCCGTAAAAGTTTTGAATGCAGCAGAGTATGGTGTTCCGCAAGAGAGAAAACGAATATTCATTGTTGGGATTAGAAATGATTTTGATATTGAATACGTTTTTCCTGAACCAACGCATGGTGTTAATGCAGCTAAGCCTTTCGTAAGTATAAAGGATGCAATAGGACATTTACCTGAGTGGCCAACTGGTGAATTTTATGATTTAGATTTCCATTGGTACTATATGTCCCGGAATCGAAGACAAGAATGGGATCAAATTTCAAAAACTATAGTCGCTAATGCAAGACATATGCCGCTGCATCCAATAAGCCCTTTGTTAGAAAAGGTCGAAGCCGATGTATGGCGTTTTACTGAGGATCGACAGGCGAGACGTTTTAGCTATCGGGAAGCTGCATTACTTCAGGGTTTTAATGATTTAATATTTCCTGAAAATGAAATTAGCTCATTAACAATGAAATACACTGTGGTTGGTAATGCAGTACCACCCCCTCTTTTTGAGGCGGTGGCAAAGGCGTTACCTGATTTATGGAGTGACTAGCGATACTCCATTTGTATCGCTTCATTTAGGTATGGGCGAGGGGGAAGTTGGCCTAACAAATCATTCTCCCTTGCTAAGTTAATAAGCCTCAATCGATCAACAAGAATAGCACTTCCAATATCTGCTTTATATGCCCAATCACCATCCATCCAACGTAAGTCTTGTGGTAAGAAATAATATGTTGCCCATGGATGAGTTACTGGTAGTTTTGAAAGTAATTTTGCTGGAGAAGCTTCTAATTGTTTCGCTACCCAATCTTTTTGAGAGCATCCACATTGAACAAAGGCTATTGGTATTGAATCTCTATTATCTCCCATGGGATGCCAAGCGATAATATCTAATCCACCATCTCCGTGATCTCCCGGTTTAAAATCCCTTGGTCTCAAATTAACAGTTTGGCAACGAATGTCACGACCAATAGCTTGATATTTCTCAAGTAAATTACCTTTGTATGGGGACTCTTCACCACCTCCTGCCCAATTGGGTTGTACTACTACCCCTTTCGGCATCAGTGACTTGAAAATTGGTAAGCTAATACATTCAAAAGAACGTGTTATTTCAGCACGTCTGCCTTTAGGGATATATTTTATATTTGCACAAAGTAGTAGAGATAGATATAAATCTTGAATGCTTGTTAATTCTTCACCATCCGCAGACTTTAGAGATAAAGTATCTTTATCCTCGGAAAGACTGAATGGGTAACTATCACCAAATATGTGTTGGCGTTGGATAATAAAATCAGAAGCTAATTTCCACTTCTCTCTAGCAGCTTCTCTTCCATTTTCTTCTGGTTGCGCCCTCATTACACTATCTAGATCACCTCGACTAAAGCATTTGTCAGGATGCACTAATGCTCTAATCTCAATGAAGTCTGCCCAGAAAAACTCATCGTTAGAGGGGAGTGACTCTAAATTATCCAACATATTAGTCATCCTCTCTAACCGTACGGATATGGCTCCTAATTTTTTTGCTCCATTCAAATAATTGATTTGCTGATTCTTCATCCTCAGAGCTAAATGTTTCAAATTTTAAGAGCATTCCCCACACAACTCGCAAACGTGCTGTCGCTTGCTGCATAGATTCTTCTAAGGCTTCTTGCTGACCACTAGTATATAAATAAGCTTGGTCAATATCTGATGTTTCACGAAGATTTGATATTGCATCTTCATTTGTGATTATTTTAGCAATATCTTTAAGTCTTCGAGACTCTCTTATTATTGTTCGACCCTGTTGATCCCTAACAAAACACCATGCGAATAAATCTTTTAAGTTATTGACTTCCAGTCCATTAGATTCAAAGTCTTTTTTATCCTCTAAACCAAGCCATTCGGTAATTGATAGATATCCTAATGATGTTGTTATATATGAAAATTCAACATCACTTTCATCCATTTTCAATTCAAAGAAATCACTTGATTGAGCAATCTGGTATAAATTCAGCGCTGTCAGTAATGCTCCAACATAGTGAGGTTTACTACCAATCTCTCTAGCCAAATTCTTTAAAAGATCATCTTTGGATGAGTTAGCATAAAATTTATCGCAAAGCTCTTTTAAGTATTTAGCTTTTGATAATGAATCCCATTCTTTAACACCGGTAATATGTCTATAACCGATATAACGTAAAACATCCTCTCGTTTGCTATACACTAAGCAGGGCAATTCTGTTGGTTTGTATTGAGTGTCATTTTGTATATCAATAACACTTTTACTTTTTTTAACTGGTGGTTTTAATTCACCGTTTAATAATTTAACTGCGGCGAGGCGTCGGTTGCCCTCTGCAACGATGTAACCATTGCCTTCGTCGAAAACTAGTAGCGGCTCTCCGGGGAAGTAGTTTTGTTGTCCGATAGAAAGCATCAAGTCATGAACACTTTCATCATCTAACATCTCTTCAATTATTGCCATATCACTACTTGCATCGTTAAGGCGATAAAAACGAGGGTTCTGTGGATCAAATGATAGATCCTTCGTACTGATGTTAATGATAGCTACTGGCTGAGGCTGTGACATAGAAGTAACTTCTCCAGATTAGAGATTTGAGTCGATGGTACTCACTTATCAATTGACTTTAAAGTATCTTCTATCTTCTGCATGAACATGCATGATTTTGCATTAAATGCTTATAGCTTAAATCTCCCATGTATCTCAGGTGTAGTATGCCTTACAAAGAATTAGGCAAGTGCATGAAAAGCTACCTGCAAAGCGCGCAGGCGTGGCGGGGATAGCATTGCGCGCAAAGGGTTTTGATACCCTTATTTATAGATCTTGGGCGGGCCGTGGTGCTGCGTTCGGTTGGGTTGGGAATCAATGCGTGTTCATAGGGTGCGAGGGCGTGGCGGGCGTCTGATGGCGTATGGCGCGAGGTGTTGGAATTGCTACTTTTCGGGCATGAAAAAGCCGCCCGGTTCGGCGGCTGTGGTGTGGTGCTTCAATCATCCGACGGTGCTGCAACTATATCGACACTGCAACTATGAGGCTGATATCTACCTAGATCCATTCGCTGACGATAACAACCTGAGCACACACATTTCCTTGGTGGTTGAGGCGGTGGCGCGGGCCTCTTCACTGTATCACCGGGTTTGTATGGCGGTGGTGTTGGCGCTTTACGTCCCATATTAATCCTCGCTTATCAGTTCATAAGGCTTGAACCGGATCACCTCTTCCCCTATCCAGTCATTCACCTCTTTCAGTCGTTCTTGCAATGGCGTTAACTCGTTACGAACAAACACTTGTGAGGCTTTCGCCACGTCACCGAAACCGCCGGTATTGTTGGGAATAATCCCCATCATCTGCGGTGGCACCCGGTGCACACTAAGCAGGTCGTCGCGGGTGGCATTCTTGATATTAAAAAAGTCATCTTTGGTGGCGACTTCGCTCAACGGTAAAATCTGGATACCGTCTTTTTTGCCATTAGGGGCATACATAAACAGGTTGCGGAAGTTACCTAGCCCTTTGGTGTCACGCATCGCTTTACGCATTGCCTCAATATCGCTGCTACTTTGCGCCGCATCAGTCATATACAGGATGTATCCCGCGTGTGCGCCATTCTGGTAATACTTGCGGCGAAACAGCGTGGCGGCTTCATTGAGCCATGCCGAATTTAAACCGCTGAGGTATTCCGGTAAACCGTAAAGCTCCTGATTGATATCCGGTTCTATCAGGTGGAAAACGCTCCCAGCGGCGAACAGGTGTTCATCTTTCCAGTTCTGGACAAACCAATAGCAATCTTTTTCTAATCCACGGCGGGTGTATTTGGCCGGGCTGGGGTCGAGGCGCAGTGGTGCGCCCAGTTGGTTACGGCGCACCTCTAAAAAAGCATTGCCGAACACTAGATAATCCAGCGCATAGCGGCTAAATGCCTGCTGACTGAGCATTGCGTGAGGGGTAAATGTGCTTGCCAGTATGTTGCGTTTCACATACAGCGGTGAACTGTGATGCACCGCCGCCCGAAAGCTGCGCGCCAGCCCGTCAAAGCTGATAGGCGGGTCATACCATTTACCGTTACTGGTGCATTCGATGTAATCCAGTATTTCCCGCTTGTCGAGCACGGCGGAGGGTTCGCCAAAGGTGAACGCCTCCACCGGCTGCTGTTGGCTGGCGGTGTGATTGGTTACAGGTCGGCTTAATGCCTTGCGGCCCTTGCGCTTACTCATTTCACTTCCCCTGCATTGTTTGCCGCTTGTGACCAGTCGCACAAATATAAGAGTTTGAAATCATCCACCGTCATGTGTTTTTCCAGCCAATCCTTATGCCAATTTTTTTCCCATAACGTGCAACCTTGCTGAATGGCATCATCAGCCGTAACAGATTGACGGAATACGCCATCAGCACAAAAAACGCCGTTATCCGTGTGTATCACCGGTGCAGCTTTTCGTGGGCGGCGCAGTGAGCCATTCCAAATCTTGAACGCGGTATGTGAGCGGGAGGGTGTGGTATAGAGCGTTAAACGATGATTTTTGTGCATTGCCATCCCCTTAGCCATTTGCAGTATTGAACGCGGGTTTTTAGCCCATGCATATTCACCCAGGTATACGTTCCCGGCATTAGCGGCTGCGTGACTGTTTTCACCGTGAAAGGCGATAAGTGCGCCATGACCTAACTGAATATTATTCAGCGAGCATGGGTTCACGTTTACCCCGACTACCCGGCAAAACTCGGCAATATAAGCGCGGGTATTCAGCGCGCTATTTCTGGAGCAGGTTAAAAAATGCTGATTGCGGCCAGTGGTGAGAGCATCCAGTAACGCTTCAAAAGCGAAAAGCCAGTCGGCCCCAATCTGGCGCGATTTGGTGATATTTCGGGCTACGCCGGTCTGCCCCACCCGATACCACGTCTTTTGATAGTCAAAGGCCGAGTTTTCGAAGTGTTCGCGCAGGCCGTCAACTTGACCAGCAGTAAAAGTCATTGATTTCATCCGTAAAACTCCAAGAAATTAGGGCTATGACCGCCATATGTTGCGGTAAGGGGTTCATTTAACAGGGCGTGCATAATCGCCCACGCCACATCGGCGTGGCTGGCTTCTTCGCTGCGGCTGGCAACATAAGTCGAACTCTTGCCGCTAGCAGTCATGGTTTTGCGAATAGCCATAAATGACTGGGTGATATCGGTGTGGCCAGTGTCATATTCCAGACGGCCGTTATTAATGGTGTGCTTGGCTTTCAGCACCATGGATGTCTTGATTTCAGGGGTGTATTTGATTTCCCTTGCGGCCGGGAAGAACTGGCGCACTAACTGGAAAACGCCCTGACCGACGGTAGTGGCATCAATACCGATATATTCCACACAATATTTATGCGTCAGCTCTTCGATATGTTTGGCCTGCGCTTCAAAATCCATCCCTTTCCACTGGTGGCGCTCCAATACGCGGAACTTGCCGCCCGGCACTAATGGCGGCGCAATCACCGCGCACCCGGCACTGTCACCGCCGTTGGCCTCGGACGGGTCGTAACCAATCCATACCGGACGATAGCCAAACGGCCGCAACGAATACGGGTTGTAGTCCTCCCACTCTTCCAGACTGTCGACCATGCAAGCCTGCAACTCGGCAAACGGGAACACTGACGCTTGATCGTCGACAAATTCGCACATCAACAGGTTTTGATATTCTGACGGGCCGTATTCCAGTGAGAGCTGGTTGAGGTCAAACAAGTTACAGCCGCCCGCCAGTGCATCTTCAACTGTGACTATCTGCCGCCACTGACCATCATCACACAGCGCGCCACGGGCCAAATGGCTGTGGCTTAAATCCAGTTGGATATGGTCGGATTTATTGCGGCGGCCTTTATTGAACAGCTCGCCAGACCAGAACGGATAGGCGCTATGTGCCAGACTCGACGGCGTGGAGAAATAGGTGGTACGCCATTTTTTGTGTAATGACATGCCGCTGGCAACTTTACGTAACTCCTGAAACTTGGGTATCCAGAAATATTCATCCAGATACAGATTGCCGGTGTAGCTCTGTGCTGTACGGACATTCGTGCCGAGAAAGAACAAGCGCGCCCCGTTCGGCAACACCATCGGGTCGCCTTTCAGGTCAACGTCAACCATGCGGGCAAAGTCAATAATGTAGCTTTTGAACACATGCGCCTGTGCCTTACTGGCTGACAGGAATATTTGGTTACGTCCGGTGGTGATGGCATCCAACAGCGCTTCACGGGCAAAGAAGAACGTTGCGCCAATCTGGCGCGATTTCAGAATATTGCGGATGCGGTGAGTTCCGCTGCGCTTTGCGGGCGCTTACAGTGGCCGCCGTCAAAGCTGGGCGTCTGCTGTTTATCAAGCCGGGCAGCGGTGTGACAGCCAGCGGTAAACCTATTCCGCAAATGACCCTCACCCGGCAAGATGGCGACCAGCACAGCTTTAGTGTTGCTGACCGGGGTGCGTATACCGGTGTCAGTGCCAGTTGGTTGCACACCAAAGACCCGAAACCGGCCAAGCCGAAAAAGGTTAAGTTGCAGCGTAAGCCCAAGTTTAAGCAGCTCCGCGCACTGGAACACCCCAAAGCCAAACCAACCCGCACCAAAGCGGCAACAGTGAAAAAACCGGTTGAGGAAAAACAAGGGGATTATTTGGTGGGGTCAGAAGATAACGTTTTTGTTATCACGACAGTTTACGCTACACAAAAAGCGGCTATGCGCGCTGCACAGTCTAAATGGGAAAAACTACAGCGGGGTGTGGCTGAATTCAGTATCACTCTCGCCATGGGGCGCGCTGATTTATTTCCTGAAACACCGATAGCTGTCAGCGGCTTTAAATCCGTGATAGACCAACAAAGCTGGATAATCAGTAAGGTATCGCACAGCCTGAGCAATAGCGGCTACACCACCCAACTGTCTCTCGAAGTGTTGTTGTCAGATGTGACGTATGATGCTGAGTAACTTGCCCAATTAGTGAATTTTTAATAAATTAATTCACTTAAGGCTAATTTTTGTGTGTTTGTAGTGCTATCATATTTGCATAAGCAGAGAGATGAGGGGATACGAGTATGATGCATTGCCCGCTTTGTAAGACCGCTGCACATGCTCGGTCTAGCCGTTACCTGAGTGAAAAAACGAAAGAACGTTATCACCAGTGCCAGAATATAAATTGCAGTTGTACTTTTGCCACGCACGAAACGGTAGACAGAATCATTGTGTCGCCGGGGGAAACAAAACCAGCTCCACCACATCCAAGTCGAACGAATCAAGGTGTGTTGTGGATATAG